TGATCAAACTATTGCTTCTGTTGTACCGCATTGGGGTGCTAATGGAATGAAGCGATGGAGATGTCAGTACAAAGACCACGTGCCTTTCAAACGAAATAGTCTCAAAGCAGGTAAGAAAGATATCGAATGGATTCACGAACAATCCACAGATGACAACCTTGCTGAAATAAAAATTTGGGATGACGAAGAGTAAACCGTTGACTTTACGTTAATGATTTACTATATAATAATGTGGATGCCGAATAATCGGGTCCATAACATTCTTGCCTAACGGGAGAAACATAACATGACTAGAATTCAACATAACATCTTTCCAAAATCTGCATTTATTGGTTTTGACAGAATCTTGGAGGATATGCAGTTTGCAGCTCAACATGCTAACGACCACTATCCCCCACACAACATTGTCAAAGAGAATGACACGGAATATCTTATCGAGCTTGCAGTAGCAGGATTTCAACGAGAAGATATTACAATTGAGCAGAAGGAAAGGTCATTGAAGGTGACAGGCGAATATAAGTCTAAGGGTCGCGAAGTAATTCATCGTGGTATTTCCACAAAGAATTTTGATCGTAGATTCCGCTTGTCAGAGTATGTTCAAGTAGCTGGAGCTTCATTCAGGGATGGTATTCTTGCAATAACATTGAAGCTAGAGATTCCTGAGGAGAAGCAGCCTCGTCAAATCAATATCGATTAAACGAGGAAAACAAATGACTGATTTTCAAACTCTTACAGTTATGTCTGTAACGACACTAGCTATGCTAGCTGTGATTATTACACCATTGTTTGGTGCATGGCCACAGTAATAGTATAAATAACGCAGGGGGCAATCTTGCCCCCTGCAACTTTTTGAGGTAGTTATGAGACTTAGTAAGAACTTTACACTGCAAGAATTTACCAAGAGTCAGACTGCAACTAGACTAGGTATCGATAATACACCTAATGAAGAACATATGATAGCAGCTAAGCTATTGTTTGAAAATATAGTACAACCAGTTAGAGACCATTTTGGTCCAACGGTTATCAACAGTGGGTATAGAGGACCTGAGTTAAATGAAGCAGTTGGCGGAAGTTCTAAAAGTCAACATACGCGTGGTGAAGCGGTGGATCTGGAAGTGCCTGGCACAGCGACCGCCGTGGTTGCCACTTGGATAAGGGATAATGTTGATTTCGATCAGCTTATCCTAGAATTTTATACACCTGGAATTCCAGACTCTGGGTGGGTACACGTATCGTATAACCCATGCGGTACACAGAGGTGTTCGGTTCTTACAGCCTCCAAAGTAGATGGCAAGACTGTTTATACCGAAGGAATTGATGAATAACTTTTTTGTTATAGTTTTCATGATTGCATTTACAGTCGATGGTGCAACTGAGAATGCTCTTATACAGTATTCAGGTACTAGACATTTTCACGATACAAAAGAACAATGTGAAGCATATGCCAGGTCAATTGGACCAGAGGTAGTGATTCATGAGTTTCTTAAAACTGTTAACCCTAGTATGCAGGTGACTGTAGAAAGTGATATGAGTTGTACTCCTTACAATATCCGTACAAGAACTTATCCAGAATATCCAGAATTTAATTTTCCTCCTGGCGAAATCCCAGAGTACCAAGAACTTTAATTTAATAACTATTACATTATAAGGAGTACCATCATGGAACATCAGCTTAACCTATTCACTAACAAAGATTTAGATCCAGAACTTAGAGATTGGGAATATGACCAAGATGGTACTAAGATTTGGAAACCAGAAGCTGGTTATGGTAGCAAAACAGCATACACCCCTCCTCCTGTTGCCGAATAAAGATAGATCGACTATAATTACTAAATGAGTGAATTATTTTATACGAACGTCACACGACTGTTCAATGATATTGCTGTTCGCGGAATCAAGAATGGTAAACCATTCCAACGCAAGGTTAAATATGAACCTACGTTGTATGTGAAGTCAGAGAAGCCTTCTGGTCTCGTGACTCTCGATGGTGAGAATGTAGCTCCTGTGCAACCTGGCACCATGAAGGACTGCAGGATGTTCATTGACAAGTATGATGGCATCGAGAACTTCAAAGTATATGGACAGACTAACTACGTTAAGCAGTTTACCAATGCAGCCTTTCCTGGCGTGATTGAGTTTGACCGTTCTAAGATTAATGTGACGTCTATCGATATCGAGGTGCAGTCTGACGAAGGATTTCCTGACCCTAAGTTTGCAGCATATCCTATCACAGCTATAACGATCCATAACAACATCGATGACATCTACTATGTGTGGGGTTGTGGTGAATGGGATTCCGAAAAACGTGATCCGTCATTAGAAGGTGTACATATTCGATACACACAATGCGCTGACGAAGCTGATCTGTTGCATCGATTTGTTGACCAATGGAAGAAAGCATATCCAGATGTTATTACTGGCTGGAACAGTGAATTGTTTGATATGCAGTATATTTCAAATCGTTTACCTCGTGTGACTAATCTTGAGGCTCGTGACCTCTCACCGTTCCGTATGTTTGATTGGCAGAACCGAGTGATAGCAGGTAACGAAGTCTCGTTTCCATACTTTTTTGGTATCAGCTGTCTTGACTATCTCGAGCTGTTTAAGAAGTTTGGTTATGCTTATGGCACCCAAGAATCGTATCGATTAGATCACATCGCACACGTAGTCCTTGGCGAACGCAAGCTGGACTATAGTGAGTACGGTGACCTCAACTCTCTTTACAAATATGACTATCAGAAGTTTATTGACTATAACATCAAAGATACTCAGCTCGTTGACCGTCTGGAAGACAAGCTCGGTCTAATCACTCTTGCCTGTACGATTGCGTACAAAGGTAAGGTTAACTACAAAGATGCCTTCGGTACTGTGGGTGTGTGGGATGCTATCTTACACAATTATATGATGGAGCAAGGTATTGTAGTTAACCCTACTGGTAAGGGTGAGAAGGAGCGTCGTATTGAAGGAGCGCACGTTAAGGACCCTCAGACTGGTCTTAACGATTGGATCGTATCGTTTGACTTGAACTCTCTGTATCCTCATATCATGATGCAATACAATATGAGTCCAGAGACTCTTGTCGATAAGACTGTTCCTAACGTCACTGTAGATAAGCTACTGAAGAAGGAACGATTTGACTTTGATAAGCAATACTGTATGACTGCTCGTGGTAACTTATTCCGTACAGATAAGAAGGGTATGATTCCTACTCTTGTTGAAGGTCTGTATGCAGAACGTAAGGGCTACAAGAAGGAAATGCTGGCAGCTGAGCAAGAGCTTGTTGATGCTGATAAGTCTGATGCGCATGCTGTCTATCAGTTAGAGAAGAAGATTGCTACACTAGACAACAAACAGCAAGCGATTAAGATTCTTATGAACTCGCTGTATGGTGCTACATCTAACGAGCACTTCAGATACTTCGACGTTCGTATTGCTGAGTCGATTACACTATCTGGTCAGCTGACGATCCGATGGGCAGAGAATCGTATCAACGATTACTTGAATGAAGTGTTGAAGACTGTGAATGAGGACTATGTACTTGCAATCGATACAGACTCGCTCTATGTTAATATGGGTCCTCTTGTAGAGAAAGTCAAGCCGAAAGATCCAATTACTTTCCTTGACAAAGTATCTAAGGAGAAGATTCAACCTCTGTTTGAGAAGGCATACGATGAGCTCAAAGTATACATGAATGCTCCTGAGCAGAAGATGGTTATGGAACGTGAGGTGATTGCAGAGCGTGGTGTGTGGACTGGTAAGAAGCACTATGCGTTGAATGTGTGGAACAGTGAAGGTGTGCAGTATCCTGAGCCTAAGCTAAAGGTGCAAGGTATTGAAGTTGTGCGTTCGTCTACACCTCAAGTGTGTCGTGACCTACTGAAAAGTACTATTAATGAGATTCTAACTGCAGATGAACCTACTGTTCAAGCTACTATCGCACGGTTACGTCAAGAGTTTAGACAACTACCTGCAGAAGATATTGCTTTCCCTAGAACTGCTAACAATGTAGATAAATATACGGGAGATGCTGGTGCCATCTACAAGAAAGGCACACCGGCTCATATTCGTGGTTCGTTATTACATAACTACCACCTTGATAGGTTAAACCTAAACAAAAAGTATGAGTCGATTTATCCTGGTGAGAAGATTAAGTTTGTTTACGTCAAGCAGCCTAATCCTCTTGCAGAAAACATAATTGCATTCAAAGGTGTTCTACCTGATGAGTTCAATGTGAGAAAATATATAGATTATGACTTACAATTCGACAAAGCATTTGTCGAGCCTATCAAGACTATTCTTGATTCGGTAGGATGGAAACCTGAGAAAGTAGCAACCCTGGAGGACTTCTGGTCATGAGAGAGATTCCTGAAGAGTATATGAATTATGACTTTGGCTTCACTGGTGTCAGTGAGGCTGAATACAAAGGACAGATCGAAAGTGTTGAGACGAAAGTAAAGACTGAAGCTCAACAAACTGTCCAGCAGATTGAGGCACAAAAAGATAGGATTGAAGCTGAGTTGAAAGAGAAGGTCGATGACCTTGAGAAGATTATTATGCCATTGCTAGTTAATCTTCTAAAGACATCAGACAAAGAATATATCTATTGGCCTGACCGCAAAGCCATGGTGCAAAGTCAGATCGATAAGGTTCTTTCGATTACGAGGGACTAATGGGATTTGCAATCTTAACCCTATTGGTTGCTCTAGCTATCTCTGCAGTTGCAGCATGGTATAGTATTGTCGGTTTGATGGCAATCTTTGCTGCAGCAGCTATTCCTATCGCAATCATGGGAAGTGTGCTAGAGGTAGGTAAACTACTAACAGCAAGTTGGTTATACCAAAACTGGACTAAGATTCCATTCCTGCTGAAGTCGTATCTTACGACAGCAGTAGTGGTTCTAATGTTTATAACATCTATGGGTATCTTTGGATTCTTATCTAAAGCACACCTAGACCAGACATTGAAGACGGAGGGTTCAAATGGGCTACTTATTCAAAACTTGGAAAGACAAATATCTCAACAACGAAGAATTATCACCGATGGAGAAACACTTCTTGGGCAGTTGGATAAGACGGTCGAAGTTCTCATCGAATACGATAGAATCAGAGGACCTGAAGGCGCTCTTGCAGTCAGAAAAGGACAAGCAGAACAAAGAGCCGAAATCAATACACAAATACAATCAGCTGTTAGCAGCATCAATGAGATCAATGAAGAGCTACTCCCTCTACAGAAGGAACGAGTGGCGCTCGAAGCGGAAGTCGGGCCTTTAAAATATATTGCGGAGTTAATTTATGGTGATGAAGCAGACAACATGCTGGACGAAGCTGTACGGCTTGTCATTTTATTACTTATCTTTGTCTTTGATCCGCTAGCAGTCTTGTTAGTGATTGCAGGTAATATGAGTTTGAAAGAAGCATTAGGAAAGCCACGTAAGATGGTTGAAGTATATAATTGGAAAACAGATCAAAATGTTGAAACGGAGATAAACGATGACAACGATACTAGACATTCCGGACTTCCTGAGGAGGGAGCCAAAGAAGACGACGAAGAAGAGTTCAAAAAAACGTGGGGCAAAAACGCAGAGTACGAAGAAAACAAAGTCTTCCACGGAATAAAAAAAAAGAGTTGATTTATAAGCAGATACAAGATATTATGCAAGATGACGACAAGTGAGGTAAATTATGTCAGACTTTTTTAAGAATATGGTCAAGGACCTAAATGATGAAAATACTAATATGGCTGCTGATGGCAGCAACAGTAGCCAGTTTTCCGGGTGCGTCGATACCGGATCTTATATTCTCAATGCTGCTCTTTCAGGTAGCCTTTACGGTGGTGTTCCAAATAACAAGATTACAGCCTTTGCAGGCGAGTCTGCCACAGGAAAAACTTTCTTTGTTCTTTCTGTCGTTAAGCGTTTCTTGGACGATAACCCTACTGGTGCTGTCTTCTATTTTGACACTGAGGCTGCCGTAACCAAGGAGATGATGTCGTCACGTGGTATTGATGTTGACCGTATCATTATCTCAGAACCAGAATCAATTCAGAAGTTTCGTCATACATCCTTACAGATTCTTGATAACTATGCTAAGACACCTGAGAAGAACCGTCCACCTATGATGTTTGTATTGGACTCATTGGGTCAGATGTCTACAACAAAAGAGTTGGAAGATACTGCAGAAGGTAAAGAAACTCGTGACATGACGAAAGCTCAAGTGTTGAAAGCTACGTTCCGTGTCCTAGGTCTGAAACTTGCTAAGGTGCAAGTCCCTCTGCTTGTCACTAACCATGTATATGAAGTTGTTGGCTCATACATTCCTACTAAGGAGATGGCTGGCGGTTCTGGTTTGAAGTATGCAGCATCTACTATCTGCTTCCTATCTAAGAAGAAAGAGAAAGATGGTACAGAGGTTGTTGGTAATCAGATCAAGATTAAGATGACTAAGTCACGATTCACTAAAGAGAACAAACAGGTCTCTGTGTTGCTGACATACGACCAAGGACTAGACCGCTATTATGGTCTTACAGATCTGGCAGAGAAATATGGTATCTTCAAGAAAGTAAGCACACGTCTTGAGTTACCTGATGGCCGCAAAGTATTTGCAAAAGCTATCAACCAGAACCCTGAGGAATACTTCACTCCTGAGATTATGGATCAACTTGAAGAATGTGCACAACAGGAGTTCCTTTATGGTGACTATCAAAGATCAGTACGAGATACTGGAGACGAACTCGATAGCGAACACAGCGATATTGAGGCTGCGGAATAACGATTTTGAAGGCGTAGAGTATTTTTACTCATACGTATTACCTGGTGACCCTGATGAGGAAACCGGAGAGATGCCTGTCTCATTTGTATATGAGATAGTGAATGATAATGGTAAGAATGCAGAGCACAATGTGCAATTTGAAGATATCCTTGCCGAAGTTTTATATGATGTTGTGGTAGATAATGCTGGAAGAAACGATACTGAATCACCTGATGAGTAATGAGCAGTATGCTCGTAAAGTTGCTCCTTACATAGAACCAGAATACTTTGAGAATGGTAACAATCGTAATCTGTTTCATAAGATTGCTGATTACTTGAACAAGTATAATGTTGCACCTACTAAGGAAGCAGTTGTTATCGAACTTGGTAATGACACATCACTTACAGATGACCAATATCAGCAGACAGTCGAAACGATTGATCGATTCGCGCCTGATGAAAAAACCTCACTTGATTGGTTGACTGAGAAGACAGAAGAGTGGTGTCAAGAACGAGCTGTGCATAATGCTATCATGGAAGGTATCGACATTATCGATGGTAAAGATTCTAAACGAGACAAAGGCTCATTGCCTGATATCTTGTCTAAGGCTCTTGCTGTCAGCTTTGACCAGCACATCGGTCACGACTTCTTGGAAGACACAGATGCTCGTCATGAGTTCTATACAATGGAAGAGGAGAAGATTCCATTTGATCTGGACTATATGAATCAGATTACCAAAGGTGGTCTTCCTGATAAAACACTTAATATTTGTCTTGCTGGTACAGGTGTAGGTAAGTCATTGTTCATGTGCCATATGGCTGCGAATAATCTTACAGACGGTAAGAACGTACTATACATTACCATGGAAATGGCAGAGGAGCGCATTGCTGAACGTATTGACGCTAACCTACTGAATGTTCCTATTGCTGAGGTATCACAGTTACCAAAGCCAATCTATGATGAGAAGATCAATCGATTGCGTGCAAAGACACCAGGGAAACTTATCATCAAGGAATATCCAACAGCATCTGCGGGTGTTGGACACTTCAGACATCTACTGAACGAGCTGAAGCTAAAGCGCAACTTTATTCCAGATATTATCTACATTGACTACTTGAACATCTGTACATCCACACGTTTGAAGTATGGTGCAAATGTAAATAGTTATACACTAATCAAAGCAATCGCAGAGGAGTTGAGAGGTCTTGCAGTAGAACGCAGCGTACCAATTGTTAGCGCAACACAGACTACTCGCTCTGGCTATACTAATAGTGACCCAGGACTAGAAGACACATCAGAGTCATTTGGTCTGCCGGCCACAGCGGACCTTATGTTCGCATTGGTCTCCACAGATGAACTGGCGGAGATGGATCAGATTATGATTAAGCAGTTGAAGAATCGTTATAATGATCCAACACATAACAAACGATTTGTTATTGGTATTGACAGAGCTAGGATGAGGTTATATGACGTCGAACAATCAGCACAAGAGGGGATACTGGATGGACCGCTCATGGATAACACAACATTTGGCAAGCGTTTTGAAGACGAAACAGCCGACAAATTCCGGAGCCTATTTGATGAATAATTATGAAGTCCGCCGTCACGGTAAAAAATGGAAGATATTTGAGGTTAAAACAAATCAGTATATCTATCAAGCAAATAACAAATGGAAAGCTATAGAAGTACAGACAAACTTACAAAATGGTGGTGGATTTAATGGCAACACGCCAAACTTTATGAAGTTGCGATGACACGATTAATTGGAAATATACGTCATCCTGACGCCTCAAGTTATTCTAGATTGTCAAAGGATATGATGGACTTCTTTGATGGTTGGATCAAGGAATTACCAGAAGGAAGTGTGTGGGTCGAGGTTGGCTGTTGGTATGGTGCCTCTATTTTATATGTTCTTAATGAATTGAAAGATATTGGAAAGTCATTTGAGATTCATGTTGTTGATATTTTTGAACATGAACAAGGACAGCAGCTTGAAGACTTTATTTTTAATCTAGGTGAATTCAAAGATGATGTGATTATCCATCACTCTGATTCAGTCAAGGCATCAGCGCTTTTTGAAGATCAAACAATTGATTTGTGTTATATAGATGGCGATCACAATTATAGAGGAATACAGAGAGATATTGAAGCATGGTATCCTAAAGTCAGAGGACATCTAACTGGTGATGATTTTTCGACAGAATTTCCTGGTGTGATACAAGCAGTAAATGAATTTGCAGAAAAAAAATCGTTAATAACTTGTGTACATGGCTCACAATGGGAGTTGTTTTGACATAAATAAAACGCAAAAGTGAGGACCTGATAAGGAAACGATATAGGTCCGAGGTGCGTCGATTCCTTAGAATTGGACTAAAACGACGAAGGAAATGGTAGGGCTACAACGGATGGGGTTACGCCTACCCACTTTCTGCTAAGACCCGCGGTCATACGCGGGTCTTTTTTTATGAAAAAAACTGTTGACCTTTATATAAAAATATGTGATGCTAAGGCATAATCAAATAGAGAGGAAAGATTATGTTAGATGTATTTGAAAATTTTGTGAACACAGTTGTTTCTAAAGCTGGTGAGCTTGCTCGTCAGATGGATGATGGTCGTATTAGCCTTAACCAGCTGGACGATATTATTCGTCAAACTGATGAGTATGAGCATCTTCATTTTCATACACTCGAGGATGCTGTTCTCGAAGTTGAGCTGATTCTTGAGAATCAACGTCGTCTGCTTGCTAGCTAATGTTTGTTATTGCTAGACATCCTGGAACCGAGTATGAGCAGCACTTGCTGCCAGCTCGGCGTAAGTGGGTCCAGCCTGGTGAAGGTTGGCACTATACTTCAATGAAAATGGCTAAGCGTGCATACAGCAAAGTCATCAGACGATATCCACCTTATGATCGTATCGTGTCAATAGTTGAAGTGAAATCAACTGTTGACTAATTATCCAACCTGAGTGATAATAAGATATAGTCAAGAGATAGAGAGAGGAAATTGACATGACATTGAAAGAACAGATTGCTTGGGAACGTGAAGTTTCAGAATCATTTGCAGACGCAGTTCAGCATCATCGTAAGATGGATATCACTGCTCGTCCTTTTGAACGTACAAAAGAGACGATCATTATGTCTTACTTGTCTGACATTCAAGAGCTGATTGTTCTGAATCCCCAGAAAGCTATTGATATGGTCAATCGTGTGAAGTATATTACTACATACGAGACTGAGGGTTCAGTTTACAAAACCCTCCTGACTATGGACGTTGTTGAGGAGACTGCATAATGATTACTTTTGGTATTGAAAATTGTAAGATTAATGATGTCGACATCTATGTACAGAACATCATTAACAAGTTCGATCTAGATCACTATGATGCAGACATTGACATTCGCTTCGTTAAGAAGTGTGATGGAGATGCTGGTGGTTTTTGCTACGGCGACGAGGATGAAGTCGAGATTGAGATTGCTACTCATGTTCAAGGTGAGCCTCTCTCATTCAAGACTATTTTGGTTAATCTTGCTCACGAGATGGTTCACGCTAAGCAGATCATTACTGGTCAGCTTATCGACCATGGTCTCAAGATGGCTACGACTGATGAAGGTGTAAGCCTTATCAAGTCTTCAACATGGGAAGGTGTCGAGCATACTGACACTCCTTATGATGAGCAGCCTTGGGAGATCGAAGCCTATGCTCTTGAGCGTCAAGTTTATGATGAGTGTTTTAAATGAAATATATATTGATATCTATTGCTTTGTCTAATATGCAACCTGTGTATCAGGACAAGTCTACTTGTGAAGAAGCTATGGAAGCTCTTCGCTCCCGCCCTGCATACGAAGATGCAGTTTGTATTCCGATGCCAGAAGGTTCGGTACGTGAGAACGAACGCACAGCAGTGTTCGATCAGTTTTTTGAAATGGTTGAGAGGTTAGCTCAGAATGATCAGTGAAGCAGCATTCGAAAAAATTGGTGAGTACAAAGGTTATGTACTTGGCAATGAGACCATAGATGACGATGAAGGATTTTTTAAGAACAACTTCTTCATTGGAAGGTATGCTAAGGATAATGTCTTTGAGCATCTTGGCAAAGAGTTTGTCATTCCTATGTATCAAGTCGTTGTATATATTAGTGGCTTCACGTATACTAATGAAGGTGTAGTAGATAAGTTCAAGGAGATTGTAGATGGCTTTTCAACGAGCAGGTAAGTCCCATATGGCTTCGGCCGGAGGTTTGGATCGTAAGGATGCGCAAGCGTATACCTTAGACCCTAAGAAGTTTCAGACGTTCTTGCTGTCATGTATCGAGCAGCTCGAGCATGCTGGTGAGGAAGATGCAGCGTTTTATTTCGAGCAGCTGCAGACGTATCTTGCTGAGGATTGGGCTCCTGGTAAGGCTTTCGAGGATGCCCACAGAGTGTTAGGATTGTAATATGACTAAAGACGCTATTGTATTCTGGTTTATCTTTTTTGGTATAGGATTTATCTCATTATGGAATGGTTGATTCCTGTTGGTTTCCTTATCATTGTTTATCTTCTTGTCTGGTGGGACGTTGAAAATGATGACAAATTCAAATAATTGTTTTGAAAAAAACTGTTGACTTTTATGTCGGGATGTCCGATAATAAGATATAGTCAAGAGAGAGGAAATGATTATGATTGATTATGGTACAGTTTATCAGCGAGTTGATTCGTTCTTGCAGACCCGCGAAGGTCTTGCTAATCCGAAGAAAGCTCAAGACTACGTTTGGTTTGTTCGTGAGCTGACTGGTATCTTTTGTGGTGCTGCATTTGAGCATGACATGGATACTGACGATGTTGTTCAATATTTTGATATGGTTCAGAACCATGAGATTGCAGGTGTCGATACATCTGGTCGTCTTGTAGATGTTGCTGATCTGATTGATACAGAGATTCTGACTCATCCTTTGTATGAGATTACGGAGTTTACTCTGATGAATTACAAGCCTGGCAACGTCCAAGTTGGACCTGGTGAGTTCTTCTTCTGCTTCTATGATGCAGGTTCAACCTTTGGTATTGATAACCAAGCTGGTTTCGATATCATTACTGACCGTACAACGACTGAGTTGAAGAAGCTCGGATCTAACTTTACTGACGAAGCATTGTTCGATGGATATGCTGAGAGCGATGAAGTTGACCGTCTGATGGTTATTCACCCTGTGTCGAATGCTAAGAAGCCTCTGCAGCGTAGTAAGTATGCATGTGTGCCTACTACTGAGTGGAGAAGTGCTTTCTATCATCGTGGTAAAGCTGGTACGCTGGCTCTTGTTGGATAATTTGGAGGATAATATGAAATATTATAAAATTACATCACTTTATGAAAACGGAGATAAGTGGATCACAAGCCGAGACACTTTCAAGGGCATGAACAAACTCGTTCGTGAGATTATGAAAGAAAAAGAAATTATTAGTTTCACAGTGACTGAAAGGCATAGCTGCCCGACAGATAAATAGCCCATAAAGGAGCTACTATGGCATTGCTTAGCGGGCGTACTACTTCAGGCGAAAGTGCTTGGGAAAAGTACATAGGACGAAATGTGAAATGGGATTCGATGACTCTGGAAATAGAGAAGAAGATTTCTAACGTCAACCTCACGCAAAATGTATCTGGTAAACTCAAGTCAACTGACATTTTTCTGAATGAGGGTGATAGCTTTAATTTGACATCTCAAAAAGAATTATCTCTAGGTGGTAAAAAGTACGCTCAGGTCAAGTATAACAATACAAAAGGTTTGATTCCAACAAACAAAATTAGAAAACCAACTGGTTTTGATAGTGTGAAGGATGAGACTATTGCATTGGAAAATCTTGATAGTATGATAAAGGATATAGGATATCCAATTGATATTCAGCTTGTAGGTGAAAGAAAGGTATACAAAAACATTACTGGTGCAAAGACTATTGCTGGAACTCCAAAAGCTGACTTTGCTTGTCACGATAAGTTTAACAGGAATCAGATCTTTATATCACACAAAAAAGAAGGTGGTGCAAAAGCATTTCAGCAATATAGTGGTGTTACTGAAAAGGCAGGTCCTAAGATAAATCAACATCCCGAAGTTGTTGATTTTATGCGAATAGTCAGTACTTATATAGAAGATGGTAAGCTGACTGTTCCTGTTTATCGGGTTGTACAGGATGATAAACTTATAAACCTTTCTATCTTTGGACCTGATTATGGAGGTTTATTTGGTACGGAAAATTGCAATTTGATTGGTCAAGGTCAAGCAGTTATTAAACCGACTGATAAAGATGGTTTATTTACTATGTCATTTGATGACCACATGGCTCTAAATGGTGAAACTAAATTGTTCCAGTCAGGTGATTTCAAAGCTATTCTTGGAGCTACCTATAGAGCTGGTAGAGGCTTTGTGGTTGATGGAAGACGATTTGAGGGCGCAAGATTAGGAATATATCCTATAGATTTTATTAGTGGCAGACGAGGAGCTGTAGAAATATAATGTCATTCAAACAGTTATTGAGTGAAGAAAAAAACACTCACATGGAACATATTGAAGACTTGATCTTCAACGAAGGAGTAGATGGCACACGTAAGGCTATCAACTTCTTACGTGACATTCGAGATATGCTTGCAGGCAACTCTGGTCGTAAGCTATCTATGACAGTTAAGTGGGACGGTGCTCCT